TTCCGTTTACGTAAACGTTTATATTCACTATTTTATTTTTAAAAGTATTTTATATCAGTATGTAGCCCATTTTAAAATGTTTTATAAAAGTTATAAAACTCATAAAAAATATAAACGTTTACATAAATGTAAACGCCGAGCACTGAATGTTTTAGGCGGATGGCGTCTTGAAAGTGTTCGCCCAGTTTAACCACGCGCGGTAAAACTCGACAGATACAGACAAGTTCTTCTCTGGGTAAAATTGCACACCAAAGTGCCCGCTCGTGTTGTACGAAATGAATGACATGTCTTGATGACGCAGCATTGTCGTCCATGATGACGGCGCTTCAGCGACATGTTCGTAATCTTCGAAGATATAACGCTTTAGGGAGATGCGAAGTGGATCCCCCATCACGATGTATTTATTAAACGAATGCAGGAGACCGTCCTCGTGGGTGCGAACAATGCCACCCTTCGCCTTGACCATCCAGTGATAGCCGTAGCAGATGCCCAACACGGGCACGGCGAGGTCTAAGAGCTCGACGGGTAGCTGTACCGGATCGGTGTCATCGACAACGCGGCGCGTCGATGAACCGGTGAGGATAATCGCATCGAGCGTATCGTTGGTTTTGCGCGCTTGGAGCGATTCTAAGAGATTCGCATCGCCAATATGGAAAACCGTCACATCGACCGGAATGTTTGTCGATTTTAAGAGATTGACAAAATCGGTTGTATCGTCGCCATTGTTAATAACGCAGACTTTTTGAATCATATTTCCTAATAGTATAGTCTATAAAATTATGGGTCTATAAATAAGACATCGGTGTATCAATCAGATCGACTGGATGAACTCCCAATGGACATCGGTGCATATGTTCCGCCATATCTGATCTTGGACGTGCAACTTCTCCCGACTTTTCAACAGCGAAAAGTGTTTTAGATATTCGTCTTTTTCTAGAAGCTGACAGAACTTAAATAGCACATACGAATATGACAAGAAGTTTTTGCGTTTATACGGACAGTGCTTTAAGAAGGGGCCCTGGATCTCTTTGAACATGTTCCGAAGGGTTTCTTCAAATTCGGGCGAAAAGTTCGGCGGCGAGATCCCGTTCAACCGATATATTATATAATAGATGTGCTCGTAGTACTTGTTAAATTTAAGTTTTTTGAGGATCTCGCGCATCTTATTATACGATAGCTTATGGGTGTCTTGTATTTTTTCTTTTTTAAATTCGTGCAAAATTTTTTCGAAGATCTCTTCGGGTATCTCCGTGCTCTCTTTGCCCTGGATCTGATTCACCCATTCGGTAAAATGGTTTATCCGCTTATAGCTCTGATTCGACGACTCCTTGTTCGTCTGTCGATATACCGGCCGGTTCTGTTCGATCAACACGAGCTCCTGAAAGCCACATTTCTCGCATACGAGCAACCCTTCCTGCAGTATACTCGTCAGTGGGATCTGACAATTCTGACAGTTGCAGACGGTGGGCATTTCAATGCTCCGGATATACTTCGTATCCATGATCGACATGTATTCGTCGACAAGTTCCGACTTCGACGGGACGTTTTCGGCGACCGCTACCGCATGCTCAAGTTGCTGCGGTTCCGCCGCCGTCTTGAAAGCGTCCAGTATGCTCTTCTGGTTGACCGGATGCGCCTTTTTACGTCCTTTGAGCGTGCTTACCACGACCGGTTCGACGTTCGTCGTCTGTAGGCTCTCTTGATTATCGATCAGGTCGTAATAATTAAAGAGAATATTTGCGGTGTTCTCGTAATATTCGATCTCTTTGCGCTCATCGAACAAAGTGGAAAGTTTCGATTTGATCTCGCGGAGGCAATTCGAATAATGGATGCTTTTCGACCATGCGAGATGATAGGCCTCGCTCTCGATCTCGTTGTTTCGATGGAGCGTCTCGATCTCGTGTTTCCATTTCGCAATCGTATCTTTGCATGCGATCTCGCGCTCCATGAGGGCATCGCGTTCGGCGATGCCCTCTTGCAATTGTAAGAGCATCGAATGGTGCCGTGCGTCCAATGTGCTGTTATCTTTGGCATTATCGCTCAGACTTATGCGTTTTTTAGACGACTTTTCTTTGAACATTACATCCTTCTGTCGATTTTCCTTTAAGCCGCGAGCCTTAATATTTTCTACACCTTATATAAAAATGGGTGGAGGTCTTCTCCAACTCGTTGCGTATGGTGCTCAAGATGTCTACCTCTCGGGGAATCCACAAATCACCTTCTTCAAGGTCGCGTACCGTCGCCACACCAACTTCTCGATGGAGTCGATCGAGCAGACCTTCAACGGCACCGCCGACTTCGGTCGCCGTGTCACATGCCAGATCTCCCGTAACGGCGATCTGATCCACCGCATGTACCTCCAAGTCGCGCTCGAGAACGCCTCGTGGCTCAAAGGCTCGTATGCGGGGTTCGCACTCATCAAGAGCGTCGAGCTCGAGATCGGTGGCCAGCGCATCGACAAGCAATACGGCGACTGGATGTACATCTGGAACGAGCTTTCGCTTCCCGCGGGCAAGCGTACCGGCTTCGACGCGATGGTCGGTGCCGATGATCGCATCTTCAAGACGACCGCCGTAGACACGACCGACCCATCGCTCGTCACGACCGCGGAGCAGGCGAATGCGGCGGTTGTTACCGCGCAGGGCATTCTGAAAACAGCAGAGGACGACCTGCGTGCCGCGCAGAAAGCGCTAAATGATGCGAACGAGTCGGAGAATACAGCTGCCGTCACCGATGCGACCGCCGCCGTCACCGACGCAACGGAAGAACGAGACGCCGCTGTGACTGCACTCAGCACGGCCGAAGACGTTGCAGCCGATGCGGCCGATGCGGTGAACGCTGCCGATGCGACCATTATCGATTATGTTGGCGCGGTAACCGCCGCGGCCGCGACGCTCGCAGATAAGCGCACCAACCTCTTCGTGCCCCTCGAGTTCTGGTTCTGTCGTAACCCGGGCCTCGCACTTCCACTAATCGCCCTGCAATACCATGAGGTCAAAGTGAACCTCGAGTTCGAGACGCTCGCGAACACGGGCATCAAGCCGATCACCTTCCTCGTATCGCCACACGCCCAAGACTCGACGGCGCCGTCGAAGGCATTCGCCGTCGCGAACGCGGTGATGCCAACAATGGGCACCGCTTCGCTATGGGTCGATTACATTTTCCTCGACACTGACGAGCGCCGCCGCTATGCGCAGCTTTCGCACGAGTATCTTATAGAACAGCTCCAATTCACCGGCGAAGAGGCCGTCTCCACCGGCTCGAACAAGATCAAACTCAACTTTAACCACCCCGTCAAGGAGCTCGTCTGGGTCATGCAAGAGCCGAACGCGTCCTTCGGGTGCTTCGACACGTCGGGTAATGTCGGCGCGAGCCTTGTGGCGCCGACCGCCACGGCCGGCGTCGATGCCGACTCGGCGTACATGAGCGCTTTTGCGCGCACCGGTACAAATCTGACGAGCGACGCGAAGCTGCAGCTCAACGGCCACGACCGGTTTGCGCTTCGCTCAGGCAAGTACTTCAATCTCGTCCAGCCCTTCCAACACCACGCGAACATCTCTTCGAACAAGGGTATCAACGTGTACTCTTTCGCGCTCAAGCCGGAAGAGCATCAGCCGTCGGGCACTCTCAACTTCTCCCGCATCGACTCGGCCGTGCTTAACGTCTCGGCGACGTCCGACGCGGCGAAGATCCGCGTCTACGCGGTCAACTACAACGTCCTTCGCGTAATGTCGGGGATGGGTGGTCTTGCGTATTCAAACTAGGGGTGCAATACCATGGCACCCATACCATATCATCCCTTATTTACGATCAACTCTTATTTTTCACCTATTTTTCTCTTAAAAAATAAATCAGTTTTACCCATCCAGACAGAAGAACATGGACGCAATAATAGTGCGCGACATTAAAAAGAAAACACTCTTATAAACTCTGAAAGCGAGTTCTATAAGACGGTTATTGATAAATATGCTCGTATTAAGGCAAACACTACCCCCCGCTCTTGTTCCGCTTATGTCAAACTTGCAAGTGACAGGCCACTTTGGTGAAGTTCTTGCAACAGAGTTGTGTTACCCGCCGAAAAGGCACGGCGTGCGAAGAAGGCCGAAGCCGAGCCACCGACCGAAGAAGAGCGGCATCAAGCGCTCGCAAAGAAGCGAGAGTACGAACGGGCTCGCCTGGCGAAAAACGCGAAGCGGCGAAAAATTCGGCTTAAATTCGGCTTAAATTCGGCTTAAATTCGGCTTAAATTCGATAAAATATTTTTATGCTTTGATCCTTGTAGATTTGATTTTACACCCTCCATCAGTGCTCGGCGTTTACATTTATGTAAACGTTTATATTTTTTATGAGTTTTATAAGTTTTATAAAACATTTTAAAATAGGCTACATACTGATATGAAAGACTTTTAAAAATAAAATAAAATAGTGAATATAAACGTAAACGGAATGTAAACGCCAAGCACTGCCCTCCATATTTTATTGGCTTCATCAGTGCACTTCATTTCATCAATCATTCGCCTCTTAAAGTCCATCGATAAACATTGTTCAGACTATATCAAAAATACAAAAATACAAAAATAATAGTGAAGTCAACTTTTTCTAGGCAAGTAGCTTCGCGAGCGCATTCTCTGCCTTCTCGAGATTCTTTTGCGCGACATCAGCCACCTTCTTCATCTCCTTCGCCGTCTTCTTCAGCTCTTTGACAAGATCCTTCTTCTCCGCGATCTTCGCCTTTTTCGCTTCGTCTTTCTTCGGCTCCTTCGGCGCCTTCGCGACCTTCGGGGCCTTCGGGGCCTTCGCGACCTGTGCGAGCATCTCGCGGATACGGTCAATCTCGTTCTCACTATCATCGTCAAGGTCTTCAAAGTTGTTATCGAGCTTCGTTACCTCCTCGTGTATATATTGAGCGATCATCGCGATAAGCTTTGGCGAGACCTTTAACATAACACCGCTGCGCAGATTGATAGGCTCGCTCGCAGCTTCTTTATCGAGCGCCCATTCTTTGATAAAATCTAAGATATCTTCATCGTTCGGCTTATAAATGGACATGATACCGGTGTCAATAAGAGGGGTCGTGTATTTCTTCGCCTTCGCCATCTTACGCGCGTCACCGTAGATCATGATGTGCTGGTCGATCCCTTTGATGTTATCGAGGTATACCGTATCCATGCTAAGTTGATAGAGGATCTCGTTTAGCGTTTCAAAGGCTTGCAGAAGAATACGTGCATTGTCAAAATCTTTCGTCGCGGACGCCATTTATATTTATGCAAGACAAAATTTTAGGCGAGTTGTTTCGCGAGAGCGTTCGCTGCCTTTTCGAGATTCTTTTGCGCGATATCAGCCGCCTTCGGGGCCTTTGCGAGCATATGGTGAATCTCGTTCTCACTAGTTTTGTCGACAAAGAGGTCGCTAATATTCGCGACCTCCTTGTGTACGTCGCGATTAAATTGATATTAGAAATTTCAGATTATAAACGAACGGGCTAGCACCCGTCGTCGTCCCCTAATGAAAAAATACAAGTAAGTGCTAAAATCTACAAGGATTTAAAAATAAAAAAACGTTATAATGTAAAATGGTACTGCAAAAACAACATATCATTTGTGGAATTTGTAAAAAACTCGTTGTCTTTCAAATTCCAAGAGACAAACAAACACTCGCGAATAAACTCTTTGTCATAAATGCATGTATCTGGAGTGATAAAGGAGCACTTAAATATATTCGTTATATCAACGCGTCTATACAACTGACATGTCTTACCAAATAAATAGTCACCGTTTTCGAATATTTTAGTATATAATAATCCATATACCGTTTAACAAGTATTTCAGATTACGACGGCTTAAACACAAACACAAACACAAATACATCTTCAAAAACTCGAAATGTATGAATTTACACGAGACCCGATGCCACCCAACGCGTTTTTGGTAGTATAAGCAGTGCGCGACGGATATTGAAAAGAGATGTTATATACCGAAAACACAAACACATATTTTCTTTTTTTTATAGTATACTTCAACGAACAGATGGCGAACAAACTGTTCAAAGATGCGAAAGAGCTTATGCATGCATTCAATCTAACCGTCAATATTTTATCGGAATACGGTGATGACATTTACATCGAAGACGAGTGCAGCAAGGACATTTTAACGTATGGTGACGCGCGCAAAATCTCTAACGCGAAAAAGTATAAAATGCCAATTATCGACACCGGAAGCCAATCAGTTTATCCAGTAAACGACTCTAAAATGCTCGATATCCTAATTGATAAAGCGCGCGATAAGAACGACGACAGCGATCCTATCGATCGTCGAGGTGACGGTGCACTTATGAAAGTATCTGTGAAGTTAATCAAAACTGTTGCAAAAATGATCAAATATAAAGTTACCGAAGTCCGATCCATGTCGGCGGGACATCGGCATGCCGGTGACATTGCGATAATTTTAGAAATTGTAAATAAGCTCACTCGCAGCCGTGCGGCCGCAGCGCCGAAGGCGAAAAAGGCCACAGCGCCGCCGCCGCCGCCACCGATCGATCTAAAAATGGCGAAAAGCCTCCTTAAAAAGTATCACAAGGTATTCGATCGTTTATACGTTAAGATCGATGTCCCGCAGAAATTCTATCTTGCGAACGTCCCGAAAGCCCACTCGCTAAAGATGTCCGACATCAAGAACCTCGTAAAAGACAAGTTCGCATATCTTTATGTCATTCAACCACAATCGTACGAGAACGTTTCAAAGCTTCAGAAAACCGACGAAGATATCGTAGACAGCCATTTCGCAGACACTGACAAACTCGCCACGACGGGGTCCGGAAGTGACAAGTGGGTCAAAGTGACCGATGCGTTTACCAGATGGCTCGAAAAGCTTATCGAAAAAATGGAGAAGCTGCTCGCGAAGGCGAAGTAAGCATATGATGCCGATATATGGTTTTTATCTTTTTTATTTTCAAGTATCTCTCATAGACTTTCTGAAATCCTTTTTCCTATCAAGTTATGTTTTTTTTGAAACATTGTCGCGAGAATATTTCTTACACCTTTAGACAGTTAAAATCAGTGAGTATGGTAAATACCAATATCGAAAAAAAGCGTTCAACACCGTGTTGTATTCAGCACGAAGCGTCGTGAATCTTCGATGTAAAAATTTCAAAATAATTAAATATCTTTTTGTTAGAGCTCATCCTATGAATCCGCTGTTTCCGCCGATGCCGCAATTTGAACGGCCCTTCGAAAAAGTGCCTGTGCCTGTGCATCAACCATTCGAAAGTCGCGAGAAGTATATCGGTAAAAAAATAAAACAGGCTTTTCTAATATCGCTCTTGTTTGTGGTATTTGTTAATTCTTTCGTCATAGTGGACAAAGTCGCGTTCGTCTTCACTCAGACAGAGTTCGACTTTGTCACCGAAGACACGCTTCGACCGACGGTCAAAGGCTACTTTGTGACATGTGCGATCGTATTTATCATCACGCTGTGGATCATTTGGAGTTGATTTCAGTGCTCGGCGTTTACACCCGTTTACATTCCGTTTACGTAAACGTTTATATTCACTATTTTATTTTTAAAGTATTTCATATCAGTATGTAGCCCATTTTAAAATGTTTTATAAAAAATATAAACGTTTACATAAATGTAAACGCCGAGCACTGGTTGATTTCTATATTACACATTTGTGAATAGAAAATGGTAAAAATAAGTATTCGATTCATCC